CGCCATCTCCTCGGCTGTGGCAACGCGCGGCGCGGTGATCGGCGGCGCTTCGGGCGCAGCTGCTGCCGCTGGCGCCGCGCCAGGTGGCGGCAGGATTTCCTCGGTGATGCCTGCGCGCTGGATCGGCGGCGTCGGCGGTGGCGCCTCGGGCGCAGCCCCGAAGGTCGGCTCGACGCGCGGCGCCACCGGTCGCGGTGCCAATGCCCCGCGCGCGGCCTGCGTGGCCATGCGGGCGCCCTGAATGGCCGCCTGCGCCCCGCCGCCGAGCGCCGTGGCAACAGCGATCTCGACCGGGTCGATAGTTCCACCGACTGCGGCCTGGCTGGCCTCGATCGCGGCCTGAGTCGCGCCGGTCCGGATCGCCGCGCTCGGAATCGTCGCAGCGCGGCCTGCTGGCGTGAAAGCGGCGAGGCCGCCGATCGCGCGCGGGATGTCCGAAACGCGGAATCCGGGCTTAATCGCATATTCCTGTCCATCGACAGAGGACCGCATAATGAAGTTCCCGGCCTCATCCTGCCGCACCTGGACGCCCGGAAAATTCGATTGGATGATCTGCACCGCCTCAGCCGGCTGCGCCAAAAGCGTGCCGATGCCGGTCCGCGCGCTCGCCATGCTGAGCGCGTTCAACTCGGGCATCGTCGTCCATTCGGGCAAGGCCTCAGTGCCTGCGACGCGGCGCTGTTCTCCCGTCGCTGCCTCCCGGATCGCGCCAGGAAGCCCCGTTACGAACTGGCCGGCTTGCTCGAGCATGCCGGGGCTAGCGGCAGCCGGCTGGCGCTCTTCTCCAGCGCCAACCTGGCCCGCACGGATCGCCGAGACCCGATCGCGCAGTTCCTGCGCGTCCGGCGGAACATTGTCCGGGATGTTCTGGATCGTAATGCCGTCGCGGGTCGTGATGGCGTAAGGCATGGTCAGTAATCCACGACCACGGCGCCCTGTGGCGGGGTTACGCCACGCCGGCCGGACTCGCCTGGCGCTCGGCCAGTCCTGGGAAGCGGAGCCGTAGCCCCAGGCGCCGCAGCCGGCTGGCCTGGAGCGGCTTGAGCCCCAGGCGCTGGCGCTTGCAGTTCTTGGCCGATCTGACTTGCCAGATCGCGCTGGAATTGCAGGAAGGTCGTGCCGGGCGTTACGTCGACGCCGCCAATGTTGGTCGGGGCCTTCGCCGGGCCGAGCCCATTGAACGACGAAACCCACTCGGCCTTCGCCTCTTCCGCCCTCGACACGAAACGCTGCGCCTTCGCCATGCCTCGCGCAAAGCTGGCCATCGTCTCGAAACTTGCGGTTTCTGACGGGAACCCCTGCAGAAATAAGCGAATATCGCTGTCGGACGCGGCGCCAGGCGGAAGGTTCTTGACAACCTGCTCATTGCGCAGCCGCACGAACTCGGTCTGCAGCTGCCCGCGCGTCGTGTAGCCGAACAGGCGTTCAAGCGCCTGCGCTGCGGCTGTCGTCGCGAACCATTCCCCGATTGTCCCGCCTTGCCCGGACTGAATCCGCGCGTTGACCTCAGATGCGAACCTGTCGAAGTTGTTTGCCGAGCCGGTAGCGACTTCCGACTTAGCCACCGCATCGTTCAGAAGCTTTTCCGAGCCGGTCGACAGCTTCGTGCCGGCCTCGTCGGCTCTAGCCTTGAGTTCAGCCGCCCGCGCCTTGAGTTCATCGAGCTGCGCCGGCGCGAGCATGCGCGCCACCGCCGCATCAACGCCAAGCTTCACTGCTTCCGCGCGGGTCTTGGCCAACTCGGCAGGCGCGGCCTCTTCCCTGATACGCGTCTCGGTCTGGACCTTGAGCGCGTCGAAGATGCCCTTCCCGCCTGGAAGCGATGCGACCATGTAGCCGACCGTGTCGCGGGCCAACGTCGGATTGGCCCGGACTAAATCCGCCATGCGGGTGTAGGCCTCGGCCTGCTGCATGTTCCCGGCGTTCTTCAGGCCTTCGGCCTGAGCCCGAAGGATGTTCTGCGCGGTGTCGAGGTCGTTCGCGTTAACCGCCGCAAGCACCTGGCCGCCGAGCCGAAGGCTATTCTCCTGCGCGTCCTTGGTCTGCGCCTCAAATAGCTTCAAGATGCCTTCCTGCCGCTCCTTCGGTGCGACAAGCGCCAGGCGCTGATAGTCCGCGAAGCCTGGGTTCGGATTAACCGATAGTTTTGCCGCTTCTGCCTGAAACGCCCGCTGCTGTTCCGCTGCAGCCCGCGCCTGTTCGGCCTGCGCCTGAATGTTGGCAAGCTGCAGACCAGTCTGTAGCCCGCCCAGCGCCGCCTGGAACGGCTGCTGAACCTGCATCTGATAGTTGATTGGAGCGCCGAGCGGGGCGATGGCCATGGGTCCACCTCAGAACAGATTGAAGCCAGCGCCGAGGCTTGGCGCGCCGCCGAAACTCGCGCCGGATAGCTGCGGCGCCAGAGGCGGCAGAGAAGGCGCTGCAGGCGCCATTAGAAGCGGCAACGCGGTCACTGGTGGGGTGGTGGGGCTCGCGGCCTCAAAAGCGCCTGGAAGGCCACGGAAGCCCGCCAGAAGACGCTCCAGATCCGGAGACCCGACAGCCCGCAGCATCTCCTCGAACGACCCGCCTGGACCGCCGATATTCTGGTCTACATCCGCCCGCGCCTGGCCGCCGAAGTAGCGGTCATTGAGTGCCTGAGCCGCCATCGCAAGCGTGCCGAACCCCATAGGTGCGCCGGCAGTAAGCAGGCCGGCCAGCGTGACACCGGCCGTGCGCGGATCCTGCAATCTGGCGCCAAGATCGAACAGGCCCGGACGGTCAAAAGCAAATCCGGTCGGCGGGACCATTCCGGCTGGGATGTCGAGCACCCGCTCGCCGCTGTCCCCCAAGCCAAAATCCATGCCGGAATAGCCGCCCCCGAGCGAACCAGATGGTGAGCCTGGCTCCGCGCCGATCTCGCCTCCGAGGGCCGCTGGATCGGTCCCGAACGCCATCAGAAGATCCCCATGCCGGGCCGCCCGGCTAGCCGCAGGCCGTACTCAAGCCCGGCGAGCTGCATCGGGATGCCCAGGACGTTCTGCAGCGCGCCGGCCTGGGCCAGCTGCCCGCCGGCCTGCGCTTGCGCCTGCTGCGCCAGCAGGTTCGAGACATTTTCGCCCATGCCCATGCCCGCTGCGCCAAGCCCCGCGGCCGAACGCTGGCCCAGCGCCGTCATTCCGCCGAGGTTCTGATACTGGCTGGCGATCGCCTGCTGGAGCATCGAGGGCCGGAACTGCGCCAGCGCTGCCTGGATGTTCCCGCCGCGCAGACCGCCCGTGGCGCTCGCGCGCTGCAATAGCGCTTCCTCGCCCTGCTGGACAGCCGCCTTGAACAACGGCGACGTCTCAAGCGCGGAGATCGCCGCTTGCTGCTCTCCAGCACCGCGCAAGCCCAGGAGTGCCTGCTGCGCAGCCAGCGCTGGCGTCCCGGCCTCGACATACGGTGCAAGCAGTCGCCGCGTCTCGTCGAATTGGCGCCGCTGCTCGGCGATGCCCGCCGCAGAAGCCCCGGCCTGGGTCTCGGCTGCTTCTCCGGCCGTTACCGCTCCGAAGATCCCGCTGGCCAGCTGCGCGCCGCCAGCGATCAATGCTGCGGTCGGATCAGGCATCTGGGAACTCCTTGCGATAGTCCTCGTAGGTCTCGCCGTAGAGCCGCATCACAAGATGCGCGTTGTCCATGGCGACCTTCGCCCCGTGGACGATCTGCATCACCGCCAGGACAACGTCATAGTAACCAGCGCGCCACATGTAGCTCTTCGCGCTCGCCTGGCCGGCGCGCTCGACGACGTCCGAGGCCTTCCATTTCATGACCATCCCAGCCATGACCGGCACCAGGACAGCCCAGTGCTGCTGATAGAACGGCGACTGATACCAGCCGACCACCGAGTTCCAGATTGCGGCATCGAGGTCCGCACGCTCGATCTTATCGCCATCTGCGACGTCGTCCCAAGCCTGGATCACCTGCCAGACCATGAGAAGCCATTCCGCCGCCGGCGGCGGCAGTCCAAGAGCGCGGAAATTGTCAACGAGCGACTGAGACATGAAACCCCTCAAGGCAGCGCGGCCGGCCACGCATCATGTCTCGGCTGGCCGCAGTATGGCATGGGCAGGGAGACCGCGCAATCAACTGATCTCCCGACCCGAAACTCTAAGCGTCAACGCCGTGTTGGCGCTGGCGATGGTCGAGATGAACCCGCCTGGGTCCAGGACCTGACCAACCAGCTCCGGGCATAGATAGGTCTCCCCCGGAACGACGGTCTTATCGTCGATCACCAGGTTCGAGTTGCTTGCCGAGCCTGAAGCGGTCACAAGGTTGACCGAGAAGGTCCGGTTAACCGTGTCGGTATTAGTCACCGTTGCTTTGTCGATGATCGCCCTCACGGCCGTTGCAGTGTATTGCGTGGTCTGCGTATTCTGCATTTGCAGTGGCGCGACCAAAACCTTCGTTGTGACGGCCATTTATTGGACTCCTTCGATATTGTTGCTGACGGTGAGGATGATAGACGGAATGCCCGGATGCGGCGCCACGGCCCCAGACGCCAGTAGGCGCACGCCGAGGTCGGTTACCGAGAACATCAGTTCCACGTAGTCGTTTGACTTGAGGCTGAAGAAGTAATTAATCGCGAGGAACACCTCGGCATTATTGCCCTTCACGCGAACCTGCGACGCGGAATTCGGCACGTCAACGCCATTCAGTCGGAACCACAAATAAAACTCCTCGTCCGTGGCCACCGTGCTATCCAACTGAATTGATGTTTGGAAGTTGTAAACCCCTTCCTGATCCACGATAACGTGTGAGGTCGTCGTGCCAATCCGCACACCGCTACTTAGGTCGGTGGTGTTGAATGTGATGGCCTGGGCTGTGTTGACGCCGCCCGCCGTTTGCGTGGTGGTGTCGTAAAACGAGCCATACCTCGCCCGCTTGAACTCGCGCGGAGGTGGCGCGGCCTGGAGGCCTTCGACGGCGCTGGCAACATTCTGCAGCAGCGCCAGAGCCTGCGCGGCCTTGGTCTCGGCCAGCGCAATGCCGACGGCGGTTTCTTGCTTGGCCGTCGCCAAGCCATCGAGCGCTTCGGTCGCCTTTCGATCAGCCACCGCGCAGCAGATAGCCGCGGCCTGCGCGAACTCGGCGATCTGACCCAGCGCCTGCGTGGCTTTGGCATTCGCCCCGGCGGCCTCGATGAAGACTTCGTTCGTCACGTCCGGCGCGATGGCGTTGACGATCGAGAACAGCTTCTCAAACTGTTTGACCTGCTCGAAGTCCTTCAAAAACGATGCGAGTTGGTCGCGCGTCAACTTGAGTTGCTGCTGCGCCATCAGTATGCCAGCCCCTCCAGCGTCGCCTCAAGGCGCGCGATGCTGATATGCGCATCGCTGCTGCCCTGGAACCGCTGGATGCGCCAGTTGCGCATATAGCCCTGCTGCAGCCAGGCCACCCGGATCCCGTAGTCGCCGATTTTGCCGACGCGCGCATAGCGTGGCTGGCTCCAGGTCAGGCCATTGATCGAATAGCTGGTCCAGATCAGAGGATCGGCCCCGAGCGCCACCCGGCCGGTCAGCGGGATCAGCTCCAGCCGATGGAAGATCGCGCCCTTGGCGTCATTGTAGACGATCGCCGTGCCGAACTCCCATCGCACGACCGATCCGAAATGGCTGCTGACGGTGTCGCTGGCATAGCTGATCAGCGCACTGGTCGGATCGCCCGCGATCCATTTGTCGTAGGCATACACCCAGCCGCGCGCGCGATACCGGGAGAAGCCCTCGACCGCCGTCGTGAGGATGAACCAGACCGGGCGGCCCATGACCCGCGAGGCTTCCTGGTCGTAGACCAGCGTCCGGTCCGGGAGATGGACGTAAAGATGCTGGTGGGTCTTGTCGATGCGCTGCTCAAGGACTGCGCTGGCCAGCGTTGCCTCGCTGTAACCTTCGAGGATCTGCTCGATCTCGCGCGTGCTAAGCTTGACCGCGCTTGCGTTGTAGCAAGACCAGATTGCGAAACCCTCGTTGAAGCCACCTCCGAGCAACGCAACTCGCTCGGCGAAAACGCAGCAGGCATGGGTTCCGAGCGCACCTTTCTCGATCTGCGCGCCCTCGATGCGCGCGAAAGGAAAGAAATCGCCGCCGACGTTGTCGAACACCTCGATCGTGTGGCGGTTCACCGCGTAGACCTCATTGCGGATCTTCAGCAGCGCCACGACCGGATCGGGATCAGCCTCGGCGGTGCCGTATTTGAGCGGGTTGACCGCGAGCGGGTTTGTCAGATCGGTGACCACCAGGAACTCGCCATCGGTGGTCATGAAATAACCGTCGACCCAAATGACATCGAGCACGATGCCGAGATCTGGATCGGTGACCTGCGTCAGCGTCGCGCCGTCCCAATAATAGAGGTTCCCGCCGCCGGCGATCGCCAGGCGATCGAACGAATAGTCGAACGTCACCGGATCGGCTCCGGGGATCGTGCCCAACGTCGTCACCGTGCCAGTGGTGCTGATCTCGATGAGCGACGTTCCGGAAACCCGATAGAGCGCGCCTTCCCAAAAGACGCCGCCGCGATCGAGGCCGATGCCACCTGCGAACTGCACGAGGCCATCGCCGGGCCGCAGATAGCCGGCGGCGATCCCGCTCTCCTTCGGCACCGGCACCAGGTTGACCGGATAGCCCGTGCGGAAGTCTGCGGCCTCATCGGTGAAGATGCCAGAGAGGATCGGGATCTGCATCAGCGCGACCGTGCGGTTTTGGCCGCAATCTTCTTGGGCTGGGCCACGAACTGCTTGCCCTTGGCCGTGCCCTCGCGTTTAGCGCGGTTGGTCGCGCCAAGTTCCTGCGGGCTCAACTTCTCGCGCGCTTTGCGCGGCAGATAGCGTTCGCCAGTCGCCTTCGGGCCTTGCGTGCTCGGCTTTCCGGAGCCAGTGCCCCAGTCCTCGCGCGTCCATTTCGATAGCGATTTCTGCGCCTTGGTTTTGGCGCCGGAGTAGCCCCCGCCGGCCTTCTCATAGGCCTGCGCGAGCAGCTGCGCCTTGCGCGCGCTCCATTGGCCAGGCTGGCCGCCTTTGCCGGCCGCCATGATCCGGTCCTTGATGCGCTCGCGCAGCGCCGGCTTGTCGTAGGCCATGGATCACCATTTCTCGCGGTTGGCCCAGTAGGCGGCGGACATCTTGCCCTTGGCGATGTTGCTTGCGTGGCGGGCCTTGAAGCTCTCGCGCCGCGCGCGATAGGACGCGCTCTCGCCCTCCTTGCGCGGCGATCCGGAAACGCCCTGCTGCCCGAAGCGGATGGTCTTGATTTTCGACCCTTGCTTCGCCACGACGACATGCGACTTCGTCGGATGCGATGGCGTGCGCTTGGGCTTGTTATAGCCGGCGACGCCCGCGCGTTCGAGGCGAGGGTCCTTGGGCATCAGATCCAGCCTTCTCCGGGGATAATGTGCAGCGTCGTTCCTGCGGCTGAAATGTAGGCAACATGCGTCATGTCCTCGTCTTTGGTCAGGACGCGCGTCGAGTTCCCAGGAATCGGGAAATCTGCAGTGGATGCGGTCAGGCCAGAATAGCCGATCGAGACGTAGCAGACAGCGCTTGTTAGGTTTGCGAAATGGATCTGCTTGTTTCCCTTTCCAATTGCGGAATTTGCGCTGCCCGCTGCGGGAGTAACCACAATGCCGGCGCCAAAGCGCGGCTGGAATGGGGCAAGGATAGCCATCTGCGTCTCTCCTCAAGCAATCCGATACCAGGAATTTGTGGCGCTGACATAGCGCATGCGAAACATATCTTCGGCCGCAAGCGTCGTCGGATCACCATAAAGCGACATGGCGCCATTTGGCGCCAGCGTGAATGCCGTGATCTGCTGCGTCGTCGTGATCAGGATTTCGGTGCCGTCTGGCGTGCCAGTATTGAGCGGCAGCGTGATTGTGCCGGTGGCGAGCGTTCCGGCGGGCTGCAGGAGCATCCACTGCTGCTGAGCCACCGGCGTCGGGACAGCGATGTTGAAGCCTGTCCCAGGCGTGTAGACGTTCGTCGCCAGCGTTGGGCTGGCGAAGACTTGCTGAAAGAACGTCAGCAGCTGCGAGAGCGGGACGCGCCGCGTGTCGCCGTTGTTCGGCGAATAAATCACGAGGTTGTCGCCGAGGTTCAGCCCTGAAACCAGCGGCAATTGATTGATGGTCGGCATCCTGCGCGCTCCTCAGTTGAGTTCCAGCGGGCCTTCCGGCCCGGTCAGGACAGGATCGACCGGCGTGTCAAAGAACGGCTGGTCGATGTTCCAGGGCTTCTGGCCGGCGCCGACTGGCATGGTCTCGGGCAGCTGCTTCTCGAGCGGATGCGTCGCCCGCGCCAGCAGCACGTCAAAGGCCTTCCGCGCCACCGCCTTCGTCTCGGGCATCACCACCTTTCCGTAAGATGGCGCCAGGCGCAGCGCCAGATTGAGGATGATCGCTTCGTTCGCGCGGTCCGGGACATCCGTCTCCTGCGCCAGTACGCTCTGTTCCGGGCTCGACGGCAGCGGATACGCCAGCCTGAGCCCCTGCGCATTCCAGGTCGCCATCATGGCGTCGAGGCGCCGAAGCGCCGACTCCATCTGCTGCGGCGTCAGATCGTAGACATAGGCCGCCAGGCCGATCTCCTCGAACGCCGCCTCGACAAATTGCCGCTTTGTGTAGCTCATCCGAGTGCCTCGGCAAGCCTGGCGGCAAGCGTGCGGTCAGACCACCGCTTGTCCACTCGCAATCCGATCTCGTCTGCTTTCGCCAACATCTCTGCTCGAGTCGGCGGCGCATCGTCGTCCGCAGGCACCGACTCGTCCGATTCATCCACATGCTCGCTCAGATCCTCTTCTGGCTCGGCCAGAAACGCCTCGATGGCCTGCGGCATAGTTGCGTACCAGCCCTCGCCGAGCGCCACGAGGCGCTCGGATTCGGTCACGACGCGCCGCGTCGCGTAGGTCGTGCCCGGAGGCCCGACGAACGGGCCTGGGCAACGGTAGACAAGCGCTGGCAGCGCAGCCGTCATTTCTTCATGCCCTTGCTCATGCCCTTGGCGAGTCTGCCCATGGGCTTCCCAGCAGCCATCTTGGCCTTGCGCGCGGTCGACAGCGCGACTGCCACGGCCTGCTTCTGCGGCATGCCCTTCTTCATCTCCATCGAGATGTTCTTGCTGATGCTCTTCTGCGAGTAGCCCTTCTTCATCGGCATGAATATCCCCTATCGTGAAGAGGGCGGGCCGAAGCCCGCCCCCTGTTGAGATCAGCGCTCTTGCGCCGCGTAGACGTAGTCGACAGTCAGGTAGTCGTTTCCTGCCGCGCCGTTCTGGATGGCGAGGAACACCGCAACGTCTTCGTCGTCCGGCAGGTTCGTCACCGCGCTGGTGGCAACGTAGGCGCCGTTGGCGAAGATGTCGATAGAGTCGACGCCATCGTAGTAGAACGCCACGTCAACGAACGTGTCGTTAGCAACCGTCAGGACGTTGGTCGAGGTCGCCGTCGAGTTCTTCGCGACCTTGAGCGTCAGGACATCGCTGGCTTCGGTGAGCTGGAACCACACACCATCGGTCGGGGCGGTGCCGGCCGGGTCTGTTGCGGACTTGATCACCAGGCCGACAAAGGCGTCAACATCGTCGGCATCGGAAACCAGGAACCGCGAGCGGAACCAGAGCTTCTTGCCAACGGTGAAGCGGAACGCCTCGCCGTTCTTGACCGCAACGATGCGGTCGTTGTCGTTGCCGTCGTTCGTGAACTTGACCTGTCCTCCGAGGCCATCGATCAGCGCACATGCGGCTTCGCCACCGCCAGCTTCCACAATCGTAAAGTCCCAGTCGATGGTGTCGGTGCAGTCTGTGCTCAGGCCCTGCGCCGTGAAGAAGTCGTTGAAGTATTCGGCGATCACGCCAACCGCCGGCGCCGGGAAGAACGGCGGGACGATCGGAGAGGATGCGCCGCCGGCCGCGAGGCCGGTTCCGGTCGAGTAGTAGACCGGATCGGCGCCGGACTCGATGCGCAGGACAGCGCCTGTCGCATAAGGCCCGAAAGTCGCCGAAGCCGTGCCGCCGCCTGACCCGATCAGCGACCAGCTGTTCGGGTAGTTCGGGTAGCCGGTGTTGCGATAGACCTTGTAGAAGCCCTCGCCGGTGGTGCTGAGCGTCAACGATGCGTTGGCGCCCAGCGTGACTTCGTCTTCCCCGTAAGGATAAACGATCTTCTGATCAGCCATCTTCTTGCCCTCCTATCAGGTCTGCGAGAACAAGATGATGCCGGACATTTCCGGCTGCTTGTTCACCACGCCGAAAAGCGTGTCAAGACGGTAGCGGGTCTTCATCGTGTTGATGTCGTACTGCTTTTGCATGACCAACTCGACACCTTGATCCGTCGTGGCACGCATGACCGCCGCGCCAGCATCGGCCGGGACCGCATAGCGGCCAGGCAGAAGCTCGATCGCGTCACGCTGCCAGAAGCAGTTCAGGTAGGTCGGCACGCCGCCGGCTGCGCCGGTGTTGAGGAAGACGATCGACGAGTTGTTGGCCGGGTTGGTGATGACGACGTTCTGATACTGCTCGGTGGCTTCGAGGCCAACACCAGCCTGAGCCGGGATGATCGGCGGGCTGATAACGAGCGTGGTGCCACCGGCCGGGACGCTGATGACCCGGAAGGTCTTCAGTTGGCCGGTGCTCTGCTTGGTGATCTTGTGGACCGCGAAAACGTCGGCGATCGTGAACGAGTCGCCAGCCGCGACGTTCGCACTCGTCGAAACCGTAACGGTCTGAAAGCGGTTATCGACGTTCGAGGTCTCGCCCGTGACGCTGGTCGTGGTCGCCTTCGGGACGTAGTAGTTCCCGCCGGCAGCCAGCGTGTTAATTGTGATGCCGGCGCCGCCGGCAGCTGCCGCCTGGCGGTTCGCGTAGTCGAGCTTATAGGTTCCGAAGCTGGCGATCTGGCCGACGAACCCGCGCCGGAGCGCTTCGTCGGAGATGTTATTGCCGAAGCTGCGGGCCGAGCCGACCAGGCCGCTGGCCATCGAGTTGTAGTCGCGGGTGGAGAGCGCGAGGAAGCGGTCATAGTCCGGCACCCCCTGCTCGTTCATGATCGCCTCGCACTGCGCCACGTCGTCATATCCGGACGCAGCGTTCGTGCGCTTGACCACCAGCGTGCCCTGGCTCGACGCGGCATTCAGGACAGCGATGTTGATGTCGCTGGCCAGCTTCTGCCGGGCGGCATCACCGAGACGGCCTTCCTGCAGCGCGTCGCGCAGCTCGGTGGCCGACATGATCCACGGGACCGACTTCTGAAAGCCGATCGTTGACGGGACCGACAACTGAGTGTAGTCGTCGAAGTTGGCCGTCTGGTCCATTCCGTTATATGAAACGGCAATGTACGGCATCGGGCGCCAGATGATGTCGTTCGTCCGGGCCATCATGGTTTGGTCGGTATTGTAGACCGACACATTGCGCGACATCACGAGAGCGTCCTGGAACCCTTCCAGGATGTCCTCAAATGCGACGCGCTCTTCTTTCGAGAACGCATTAGCCATTTGAATTCCTCATCGAATGAGAGATTACGGGATCTTATGTCTCTCACCCGTTCAGGCCGGGCGGCTGCCATCTGGCGCTGCTGCGATTTTTAGGCCCCGCGAAGGCCAAGCGCCGGCCGCCCGAGAGCGACCGGCACCATACTGAGGCCGGTTGCCCCGGATGTCAACTCGCCTTCTTTTGGCGCTTATAGGCCAGCACCTTCGAGAAGTCGCCGCTCTTGGACGCCTCCTCGCGCAGCCGCTCCAGGTGGCTGTCGACAGTTCCAGAGACTGGCGTGCCGCCGGATCCGCGCAGGGGTTTCTCGGGCGGGGGCGGGGCTTTTGTGCGGTTGATCTTCAATTGCGTCTCCAACTTTGCGATGGCGAAGGCGAACTTGACCGGGTCGGTGATCGCGGCTAGCTCCTTGGCCTTGGACGGGTTCTTGCCCAACGCATAGACTAGCAACGCCGGGTTGTCTGCGCCGCTCACAATGATGCCCTGCTGAGTCGTATTGAGGGCTTCCTGAATGATCGCTTCGGCATCCTCAAAGTCGGCGACGCGCAGTTCTGTTTTGCGCCGACCATACTCGTCAAGCCGGGCCTGCCAGGCCTGCTGGGTCTGCTGCTCGGCCTGCTGCCGGGCCGCGGCCTCGGCCTCGACCTGGCGCTTGCGCTCCCACCAGGTGGCGAGCGCAGCTTCGTATTTGTCGGCGTCGTAGTCGTGCGCCTCGAGGGTCGGCTTCTGGCCCAGCGGCTGCGCGCCGGCCCTGGTGGCCTCGACCGCCGCGAGGCGCCGCTCCAGCTCGCGCTTCTCCTCGAGGATCTTGCGGTTGTGCGCGCGCAGCTCCTTGACCCAAGCCGGCGCCGGTTCGGGCTTAGGCGGGGGCTCCTCGCCGATCGAGATCGTGAGTTCTTCGGCGGGGTCCGGCTGCGCTTCGTCTGGAGCAGGCGCGGGCGCCGGCTCTGGCGTTACCGCGACGGGTTCGGTCGCCGGCTGCTCTTCTGGCGCTGGTTTCGTGTCGTCCATGGCCATCTATCCTCGCGCCCTCTTGCGGCGGGGCGGCTGCCGGGCCGCCTAGATCGGCGGCTGCGTCTGTAGCTGCCCGGCGCGTTCCTCGCGCTTCGCGGTCAGGTCGGCGACCATTGAGGCCGCTTCGAGGGCCTGGTCGCGCCGATCGAGATCAACCTTTGCCAACGTCTCGACGCTGCGAGCGCGCGCAAGTTCCGCATCTGCCACGGTCTTGACCGTGTTCGCACGGGCCAGGCTGGCCTTGGCCACCGCTTCTTCGGCTGCTGCCTGCAGGAACACCGCGTTCGGGTCCGGAGGCCGGTTTTGTGCTTCTGCTTGAAGCGCCTGGGCCTCTTCCTCGGTCGGCTTGACAACGCCCATGCGAACCAACTTGCGGCGGAAGAAATCGCGCACTTCGGAGATGCCCTCGCCCTCCATGTTCAGCATGGCCATGGCGCCCAGCACGTCCATCGTTTCCTGATCGCGCGTGATCGACATCATGCCGGTCAGCGCACGCACGGTTGCCGCGCGCCGCGAAACGGACGACGGCCCGACATCGACCGCGACATCGAATTCAGCCTCTGACAGGTCGTTTTCGTATTCGAGTTCGCCGTCTTTATCGACGATTGGCCGCATAAGCTCGATCGATTTGATTTCGCCTTGCGCCCCGACGCCCTTCATCTTCCGGCCTTTTTCGACCAGCACGTCTTTCGACATTGACAACCAGATCTCGCCCGAGCGCTTCACCGCCTTCGCCATGTTCGACATGTAAATGAATGCCTGCATGTCGAGGCGCTGCTGGATCATCTCGACGGCTTTTCCGGAGATGTTCGAAACCAGCTGATCCGCGCCGCGCTGATTGCCGAGCAGATCATTGAGATCTCGTTCGACCACCTCGAGCAGCGCCGCCATTGCCGGCGGGATCGCCGGGCTTTTGGTCGAGCCGACCGGGCCGGCCGCCTGCATCGAGCCATCCGGCCCAGTGATCGGATTAATCAGCAGGTAGGGATAATTGCGGATGTTGTCCTCGGCCCACATGACCTGATGCCCGGCGACTTGCTCGGGCGTCATAATCGGCTTCTCGATGCTCGAATAGGCGCTGATTTCGCCGAGCTTCGACCGTTGCATATTCGCCAGGCGCTGCGCGTCCTTGGCTAGCCGGACATGGCCCATGCACCGCTCGACGTTGTCGACGAACCAGCGCTTGCCGTAAACCGGAACGACCGGGATATGCCGGCCCGCGATATAGCCCTGATCCTCGATCACCCGAGCGCCGTTCAGCAGCAGCTTGCGCACCCGCCGGCGCCGGACCCGCTTCTGCTTCGTCTCGACGCTGCCGATTGAAGCTAACTTTGACTCGAGTTCTTCGTCCGCTTCGAAATCGCTGTCGGAATACTTCTCTTCGCTTCCGTCGATGGCCTTAAACGTTCGGATTGTCTCGCTGGTTTCTTCGACTCTGTAGTATTCTGCGATATAAACCACATCCGGCGTCAGCCAGTCGAATTCGTATTGATGGATTTCCTTGGGCCAATCGGCGGGATCGTCGCCATATTCACTGCGATATGCCGCCCTCGTCATTGCGACGATGACGAAACAGCGCTTGGCGTCGGCCTTGTCCTGGCGCTTTGCGTTGAGATCGAAGAAAACGCTGCTGTCAGCGTCGAAGATTGGCTCGATCCGAATGCGCTGCCGATCGTCGTCCGGATCTTCGTCGGTCTCGTAGGCGGCGCGCAAGCGCCAGGCGCCGAACCCGCCTCCGACGGCCTCCTCGAAGGCGTTGTCGTAGGCTTCTTCGGCTCCGCTGTCCTGCTCGTCCGCCCGGTAGAGATCGTCGCAGGTATCAGCGAGAGCGTCGTACTCGGCTCCTTCTTTCGAGACGAAATCGACAGTGATGCGGTTGTTTCGATATTCGTTAATGATGCGGATGACGGCCAAATGGATCTTGTTGACCTCGAATTTCGGTTTGCTGTCGAATTGCTGCCCGAGCGGGCCTTCCCATTGAGCGCCAGCGATCGAGTAAAAGCGGCGATCCTGAAGGCATTGCATGCGTTCATCGCGCAGCGCTGACTGGATGCGATCAAATTCCTCCATCGCTTCCGCATGGATGTTCGCCAGCTGCTGCGATTTTGAGATCCGCGCCATTCATTCCTCCGGGAAGTCGGCCATTCTACCGCCATTTCGCTGCGATTGGCAACGCCACGACTGACGCCGGCGGCTTGCCGGCCTGGACGCGCCTGGTGCCCTCGAGAGCGTAGCGCAGCGCGTCGATCGCGTGATTGTCCCGGTCCTCCAGCACCGGCAGGACCGCGCCGGTGCCGGGATCGGTCTTGTAGGCGTAGAGCGACAACTCGTCGATGACGTGCCGGCAACGCGGATGCACGACGATGTCGTGGCTGCGCAGGAATTCAACGCCCTCCTCGACCGATCGCGCGCCCTTGACAGCCGGCAGGATTTTTGGGAACCCGTTCTTCCGCATGTGGCTGATCGTCTCGGGGCGCGCTGAATCGGCAATGATCGGCCAACGTTCGGACCCTGGAACGGTCAGGAACAGCGCCGGCGTGTCGACGATCTCGCATCCGACCTGATAGGCCTCGTGGTCAACGTAGAGCGTCCGGCCCTGGACATAGCAGCGCACCAGAACGGTCGGATCCTGCGCGAAACCCCAGTCCGCGCCGAACCGGAAGATCGCATCAGGCGGCGCCTCGAACTCCTCGACCCGCCAGTGTTTGAACACCCGCGCGCTGCTGTTCCGCAGGTAGCCTCCGGCCCAGACATGCGCGTAGCGATCCGGATCGCGGGCGCGGTCGTACTCGAGTTCGGCCCGCAGAACGTCCGGGAACCACGGGTTGTCCTGCCAATTGACCTCGGCCACCACCGCATCGGGCGGCGGCTTTGGCCCGCGCAGCAAAGCGTCGACCGGGTCGGTCTCGTTGCGCGGGTTCCAAGTGAACCATAGCTCGCTGTCGATCTTGCGGATGGTCGGCCGCAGCAGGTCGAGGCTGCGCTGGCTCAGCGATTGCGCCTCCTCCACCCAGGCGCGATCGTAACCCTCAAGCGACTTGATCGAGTCGGCCGTGTGGTTCTGCATGCCCTGGAAGATGATGGCGCCCGATCCGCGCCGCGACTTGATAACCGCTTCCTGGACCTCGAACAGATGCCCGACGCCCATGGCCTCGATCTTGGTCTCCAGAAGGCGCTTGACCGACTGCGCCAGGCTCTTCTGGATCTCGCGCACGCAGACCGACCGGCTGTTCGGGTCGAGGACGTGCGCCTCGATCATCATCTCCGCGAAGGCATGGCTCTTTCCGCTTCCGCGACCGCCCCAGGCGCCCTTGTAGCGTGCCGGCTTCAGCAGCGGCACCATCCAGCGAGGCGTCTGCAGCTGCAGGGTGGCGCCGACGCGCGCAGTCATTCGGCCTTGCCTTCGATCACTGGCCGGCCGTCTGCGCCGAGGATGACGCGCTCGATCCGCGCGATTACCGGCCCGCCATCAGCGCCGGTCACCTCGTGCTTCTGGGTTTCGGCCCAGCGCATCTGGGTCTTCGACCACCAGATGGCCGCCGTGGTGTCCTCGCCGCTGGTCGCGCGCTGGAACAGGGTCTGGCCGACCTTAGCGTTGGCCTTGGCCTTGCCGGCGATCAATTCGTCCTTAAACCGGTTGCGCAGCGTGTCGCTGTCGATTCCGCCCCGGATCAGCGCCGCGATCTGCTCGATCGGGACGCCATACCCCGAAAGGGTTTCTACCTTTATTTTTTCTTCTTTTGTTGGCTCCATAGGATTGCGTCCTGATCTTGCCCCCTTTCGGTTGTTTTCAAGGACCGGTTCGAGCTGCGCCATGTTATTTTGCTTCTTTAATTTCTTCTTCTTTAGCTTCATATCTCTTTTCCGTGATTAAATGGTGGAAGCGCCAAAAATGGTTAGCTCTCCGATACAGAACAAGCCCGCGACGGAGGGGAACAAGGGAACACCCCTAAAGGGGTGTGTTCCGTTCTGTTCCCCAAAACCGCGCTTCGCCCCAAAACGGAACAACCGGGAACTGTTCCCGTTTGTTCCCTTGTTCCGTTTTTGGCGGAACAGAACACGACGGAATTTGTTCCGTTCTGTTCCCTTGTTCCGCCCCCCTGTTTCGGGGGCTTCCAGCCTGGCGGGGAGTCTGGGACGGCGATGCCTCGAGCCTGAAGCGCCTTGGCGCAATGGCCCCATGGCGGGCGGAAGCGCGGGCTACTGGCAACGCCGATGGCGTTGATCATCGACTGGCGCGATCGCCGGAACAGCCCGGAAAGTTCCTCGATGTCCCGCTCCGGGAAGGCAGCAGAGACCAGAGCCATCGCCAGTATGCGGGCATCGTTATCGCCTCGGCTGTAGACCGGGCTGGCGCGCTCAGACCTGGTCCTGGCCAGGATCCGGTAGACCGACGACCCGAACCGGATCGCGGCCAGCTGACAGATGTAGACGACCGTCTGCCGGATCGCCTCCGGGATATGATCGGTGATTTTGGGCTTGTCGATCATTTCTCGCTCCTGCGGATCATCATGGCGCTAGCATGGGCCGGGCAAACGACCACCCAGCCATGGCCGGCCGCCTCGACCACCTCGGCGGCGATCAGGCTGGCGATGAGCCTTCCGGTGGCGCTCGGCTTGCAATAGGTCGCGGCGCTGGCCTCGCTGATCCCGAGTTTCTGTTGAAGATAGTCGATCAACGCCGAGCGGGACAGGAACGGCTTTCCTTCATGCTCCTCGGCTCCGCTCGACCACCAAGCGCCCTCGAAGAGCTTGCGATGTTCCTCGATTTTCGAGTCCCGCTTGCGCTCGGCTGGCGCCTCTGCCTCGGCCAGGACTGCGCTGGTGACCGGCTGGCCGTCCTCGTCGAGCCATCCTGAGATCTCGACCTGCTCAAGCACGGCGAACGCCGGCGGCGTCAATTCGGCGTCCTTTGATTTCCGCTGGATGATCTGTATCGGATCCTGGCCCTTGGCCGGGACCACCGAGATCTCGATATCGAGCGCGCCGCGCCATGCGCTCGACCCTCGGGCGCGAGTCTGCGCCTCCTCGTGAACTCCGGTATGATGAACGAGCAGGACGGCGCAGCCAAATTCCGCCATCAGCTTGGCGCAGGCATCCAACATCGACTTGGCATCCTGGGCGCTGTTTTCGTCCCCGGCCAGGAACCGGTGAAGCGTGTCAACAACGATCAGGACCGGGCGCCGATCAAGCGCCCGGATCGCATCGGCGACGCGCTGATACCCCGCGACGGCATTGAGGTCGAGGCCGTCGCGCGACAACCACATATCCAGCCGACTGGTCTGATGATGCTGCTTCCAGGCCGCGATGCGCGCCCGCAGGCCGGCGTGGCCCTCGCCGGCCAGATAGACTACCGGACCGGGGCGGACGCGCGCTTGGCGCCATGTCTCGAGCCCTGCCGCGAGCGTCAAGGCCCAGTCCAGAACAACGAACGTCTTGCCGCCGCCGGACGGGCCGTGCACCATTAGAAGCGCCTCGGCCTGGAGCCACCCGCGCACAAGCCAGCGGATCGGCGATGGTTGGGCAGAGAACTCGTCGGCTGGAATAAGCCAGCCGTCCGATGCGGGCTCGAGCAGCGCCGCGAGGTCATGGCCTGCGGCGCGATAGTCGTTGGCATCACCCGCGATCGGCGGGACCACTACCCGCGCCCCATGCTTCGCTGCGGCCTGCTCGGCGTAACGCTGGCCGACGCCGCTGGCGTCGTGGTCGGCGACGATCACCAGATCGCGAATGGCGAAGCGCTCGCGCAGGCTCCCGGCGACCGGGACAAGATTCGAAGCTGAATAGGCGACGACCACCGGCCTGCCGATCACCTCGTGGACCGTCGCGGCGGTGGCGAACCCTTCGGCGAGGTAGATCGGCCCGGCGTCGGCCTCGAGGTCGCCGATCCACCAGAACGATCCGCCAGCTTGCCCGCCCGGATGATAGAGCTTGCCGCCATCGGTTGCGATGTATTGGAGCGAGACCAGATCGCCGCCCGGCTGATAGAGCGGGACCACCAGACGGCCATCGCCGGTGACGCGCGCGCCATGCGCCTGGATGCCCTTCCGGGCCAGATAGGGGTGCGCTGGCGCGGCTGGCCCGCAGCCGTCCCAGATCGCCGCGACGGTATCTGCCGCGGCCTCGCGTGTGCGCTTGCGTTCGGCATCTCGGGCCGCGATGGCTTCCGCCATCCGGCGCGCATGCGCCATCTCTTCGGCGGCAGTAAGCGATCGCCCGACATCGGCGCGCCATGCCATCTCGATGCCCGCGCGCCAGCAGCCGAAACGTCCCGCCGGGATGCCATCGCCGAACGCGATGTACCAGCCAGACTTATCACCGGCGCCCGGCCTGCCCTTGGCCCCGGTTGCGAACCGATGCAAGGTGCCGTCGAGCTGGATCGCCGCCGGTGGCGCAATGCCAGCCGCGGCCATTGCGTCGCGCAGCTGCTGCTCCGGCGGGTCCGGAGCGCGCTCCTTCGGCGGAACCCACGGGCCGCCAAATATACTCTTGAGATCTGCCATGTTCCATCCTCCTCGCCCGACGATAACCTAGTCCAGACGCGGCGCCTGTTTTTTTCGATCGCTTCGCGTCAAGTCGCTTGACACTACGGACCGACGCCCATATTGTCAATGGCACGCCGACCCGATTCCCGGACTGGCGTAAGGAGGAAGAATGGCAATCAAGATCTCCCGCACCAGCGGCCTGGCGTCGAACGGCGTCAAGCTCTTGGTCTATGGTCAGGCTGGCGCTGGCAAGACCAGCCTGATCAAAACGCTCCCGGCGCCGATCGTTCTCAGTGCAGAGGGCGGACTGCTCTCGATCCAGGACGCGGACCTGCCCTACATCGAAGTCAACGACGCCGCCACGCTGCGCGAGGCTTGGTCATGGCTCGCGACCAGCGCCGAGGCCGCCGAATTCCAGTCGGTGGCGTTGGACTCGATCTCGGAGATTGCCGAGGTCGTGCTGAACGCCGAGAAGAAGGCGACCAAAGACCCGCGCCAAGCATATGGCGCCATGCAAGAGCAAATGACCGACATCATCCGGGCATTCCGAGATCTACCTGGCCGGCATGTTTACATGTCTGCGAAGGTCGAAAAGCAGCAAGACGAGATGGGCCGCGTTTTGTATTCGCCGAGCATGCCCGGCAACAAGACCGGCCAGGCGCTGCCGTATTTCTTCGACGAAGTCTTGGCGTTGCGAGTCGAGCGCGACGCCGATGGCGTGGCGCAGAGGGCGCTGATGTGCGACTCGGACGGTTTATGGCAGGCCAAGGACCGCAGCGGCAAGCTATCAACCTGGGAAGCGCCGGATCTCGGCGCGATCATCGCCAAGATCGGAGGCAAGTGACATGACCGAGTTGCAGCAACTCAGCGAGCGCTGGCTCGCGGCCAAGGAAGCCGAACGCCTGGCCGTCGAGGAGCGGCGCCAGATCGAGGACCGGCTGTCCAGTCTGATCGGCATCGCCGAAACCCTCGAAGGCACCGAGACCGCGACGCCGGATGGGTTCGTTATTAAGGTCGTCGGGAGGATGACCCGCAAGGTCGATGCCGACAAGGCGCAGGAAATCGCCGCCGAGCACGGCATCGAGGCCTATCTGTCGACGGTCTTCCGCTGGAAGGCCGAGATCGACGCGCGCGCCTGGAAAGCGGCGCCGCCAGCCGTGACGACGCCGCTCCTCGGCGCCATCACCACCACGCCGTCTCGTCCTTCTTATACAATTTCTCGCAAGGAGTAAGAGCTATGGCACTTCTGAATCAATCGTTCCGCGTCGATGATCTCCCGCCGGGCGGGAATTACGATCCGATCCCCGCCGGCAAATATCAGGCGCGGATCTCTGAGGCCACCGTCGGCCTGACTAAGTCCGGGACCGGCGAATACATCAAAGTCCGATGGGATGTCGTCGGCCCGACGCATCAAGGCCGGACCGTCTTCCAAAACCTCAACGTTCGGAACCAATCGGCCCAGGCAGAAGGGATCGGCAGACGCCAGCTGCGCGAAATCATGGAGGCGATCGGACTGCCGGCGATCGAGGATACCGACCAACTGATCGGGGGCGCCGCAGAAATCCGCGTCAAGGTCAAGGAGGACGACCAGTACGGGCCGCGTAACGAGATCGTGGCGGTCGCGGGGCTGACTGCTCGCGCACCAATGCCGCAGCCTGCGGCGGCGACTAAGCCGGCGGCTGTTGCTCCAGCAGCTGCCCCCGCCAAGGCCGCGCCGCCCTGGGCGCGCAAGATTTGAGACGAAAATGGGGCGGTGGCCAGGGGGAAAGCCACCGCCCCAAGTCAACAGGGAGGAAGGAACCCATGACCAAGATTCCCGAGAGCAATCATAGCACCGCCGGCCTAATTGACAAGCACCATGAAAGCATCGCCGGAGATCCGTTCCGAGACCACCTCGGGGCGTCGATCCTCGGGCATAAATGCGAGCGATATCTATGGCTTGGCTTTCGTTGGGCCTTCCGCGAGCAGGTGCCGGGCCGAATCCGCAGACTGTTTCGTCGCGGGCATAATGAAGAGTCGATGATCGTCTCGGACCTGCGCGCGATCGGCTGTGACGTAAGGGACTTGCAGTCCGATGGTTCCAGTCAATGGCGCGTAATTCTGGCGCCGCATGTCGGCGGATCGCTCGATGCAATCATCGAGAGTGGCGTTCCTGAAGCGCCAAAAGCCCGACATGTCGCCGAGTTCAAAACTCATTCCTTGAAGTCGTTCGGCGATCTTGTGGCAAAGGGCGTCGCCAAGGCCAAGCCGCTTCATTACGTTCAGATGCAATCTTACATGCACGGAACCGGCATCGAGCGCGCGTTATATGTCGCGGTCTGCAAGGACGATGACCGGCTGCATATCGAGCGCGTCCACTACGACAAGGACATTGCCAAGAAACATATCGAGCGCGGCGCGAGGATCGTGCTGGCGGAGCGCATGCCGCCGGGCATAAGCCAAGATCCGTCCTGGTATGACTGCAAGTTCTGCCCGGCGCGCGATATCTGCCACGGCAATCGAACGACTAAGGAAATCAACTGCCGGACATGCGCTCATTCGACGCCTGGAAGCGATGGGCAATGGCGCTGCGCCCGATGGGATAATGAGCCGATCCCGCCAGAGGCTCAGCGCGACGGCTGCACGTCTCACGCATTCCACCCGGATCTTGTCCCGTGGCGGCTGCATGATAGCGGAATCGAATGGGTCGCGCTCTGGGAAGTCCGGCCTGGCGAATTCATGGCGAATGGCGAGCCCGACGCGCGCGTCTACGAAAGCTCCGAGATCTTGAAGCGGATGGA